ATTGAGGCGCTCACCAGCATTAGCCGCGATGAGTGCGAGGAAAGTCTTGCCGAATTTATCAGACAGGCGTGGCACATCGTCGAGCCCGGCGCGGAATATATCCACAATTGGCATGTCGATATGATTTGCTATCACCTCGAGGCCATAACATCAGGCGTCGAGTTCGATGATGGCACAAAGTATAATCGCCTTCTGATCAACGTGCCGCCCGGCATGATGAAATCGCTACTTACGAATGTCTTCTGGCCATCATGGGAATGGGGTCCGAAGAACATGCCACACATGCGATACTTGTGCGCATCGCATTCGATGGATCTCGCTATTCGTGATTCGACCAAGATGCGCCGGCTGATCGAATCAGAATGGTATCAAGCGCGCTGGGGCGACCGCGTGCAGATCACCAAGGATCAGAACCAGAAAACCAAGTTCGAGCTTACCTCGACCGGCTTTCGCCAAGCCGTCGCGGCCGGCTCCATCACGGGCGCACGCGGCGACCGCGTCATCATCGACGATCCGCATAGCGTCGAAGGCGCTAACTCGGATCAGCAACGCGCCAGCACGCTCGAGTGGTTTCTTGAGGCAGTCCCGACGCGTCTCAACAAACCGATGGAAAGCGCCATCGTCGTCATCATGCAGCGCCTGCACGAAGAAGACGTGTCGGGCGTCATCCTCGAGAAGGGTCTTGGCTATGACCATATTATGCTTCCGATGCGCTACGAGCCGGGGCGCGCATATGAGACATTGCTCGGCTACGAAGATCAAAGAACAGAAGAAGGGCAGCTTCTTTTTCCGTCTCGTTTTCCCGAGGTTGTGGTCGATAGGGATGAGAACGCTATGGGACCTTACGCCGTGGCGGGACAGTTCCAGCAAAGCCCAGAGCCAAGAGGCGGCGGCGTCATCAAGCGCGAATGGTGGACGCCATGGAAGCAGCCGTCCTATCCGCCCTTCGATTATGTGATCGCCGCGGTCGACACCGCCTACACAACAAAGAGCGAGAACGACCCGAGCGCCATGACCGTCTGGGGAGTCTGGAAGGGCGGAGACCAGACAGCTGTCGTCACCCGGGCCATGGACCGCGACGGGCAAATGGCCATCCTCAATCGCCAATACAAAGAGGAGCACCCGCGCTGCATGCTCATGTATGCGTGGGCTGAGCGCCTCGAGCTTCATGAGCTGATTGAGCGCGTGCAGGAGACGATGGACGCCTACGGCGTCGAGAAGCTGTTGGTAGAGAACAAGGCAAGCGGCTACAGCGTCGCGCAGGAGCTGCGGCGCGTTTACGGCTACGATGAGTTTGCAGTTCACCTGATCGATCCCAAGGGCCTCGACAAGCTGGCTCGGCTTTATTCGATCCAGCATATATTCGCCGAAGGCCTGATCTATGCGCCCGAGCGGCCGTGGGCAGAGATCGTGATCAATCAGGCGGCGCAGTTCCCGCGTGGCAAGCATGACGACCTTGTCGATACAATCAGCATGGCCTTAAAGCACCTGCGCGAGATCGGCCTTCTCGTGCGCGGCTCCGAATGGACCGCGAACCTCGATGATAGTAGAATGCATCAGGGCGCTGGTCCGCAGCCGCTTTATCCCGTNTAATTGGAATTAAAATGATTCACGCAAATGCTATCGTCGATGTCATCGACGCTCCACCNGCTCANGGNCATGGCCTTGGATTGTTCAAAGTAACGGTCTGGGGCAAAGAACCCAATGACTACGTGCGCACCTATGAGATCCAAGGCAAAGATGATAATATGGCCGCGCGCGAGGGCCTTGAGCGTTTCGTCGACGAAATTACGCGCCTGTTAGAAGGCAAGGGGAACTGATTATGCCATTGACACCCGGGCTCAATCCTTCGATCCGCCAGCAGCAGGAGGAGCCCGGCGGCGGCCTTTCTGGCTTAGAAGATATTCTTGTCGAGATCGAGCAGGGTCACGACAAGCCGCACACAGATGACCGCGGTAACATTCTGCGCATCGATCATGATGATGGATCTGTTAGCGTCTCTATCGATGGCCAGCCTGTTGAGCGCGCTGGTGGCGACGATAATCCTGAAGGCTGGTTCGACAATCTCGTTGATGACATCGATCAGGGTTCACTTGCACAAATTGCCGATGATCTTCTGCGCGGCATTGAAGACGATCTAACAAGCCGACAAGATTGGATTGAAGATCGCGCGCAAGGCATCAAGCTTCTTGGATTAAAGATCGAGATACCCGGCTTGCAAGGCGCGAGCGATGGCGCTCCTGTTGAAGGCATGTCNAANGTCCGCCATCCGCTTCTGCTTGAAGCGGTGCTGCGNTTTCAAGCTAACGCGCGCAGCGAGCTGTTGCCGACTGATGGTCCTGTAAAAGTCAGAACGGAAGCTGATAATGACACAATCCAAGAAGACGAACTTGCGGACGCTCTCCAAGCCGATCTCAATCACTATCTCACAACCACAGCTAGGGAATACTACCCCGATACAGATCGTATGCTCTTCATGCTCGGATTTGGGGGAACAGCTTTTAAGAAAGTCTATTTTTGTCCTCTCAGAGGAAGACCAGTCAGTGAATCCGTCGATGCTGACGATCTCATCGTCAATAACGCAGCAACAGACTTAAGCACCGCAAAGCGCATAACGCATCGCGTTAACATGAAGCCATCAACGGTTAAGCGCCTGCAGATCCTTGGCGTTTATCGCGACGTTGATCTTGGCACGCCATCGTTTGAAGAGAAGGATGCTGTTCAACGCGAGAAGGCAGATCAGCAAGGCGTATCTGTTGAATCACGCAACCCTGATGATCGTGATCGTGAGATATACGAAGTTTATTGCGAGCTCGATATACCGGGCTTTGAGCACAAATATAAAGGGAAGGTAACAGGTCTCGAGATCCCGTATCGCGTGACTATTGATAAAAGCTCGAGGGAGGTTCTCTCCATTGTGAGGAACTACGATGAGCCAACGGGAGAAGAGGGCGACGAGCTGCCTGAAGCTCGGAACAATTTTGTCAAGTATCAGTTTGTTCCCGGTATGGGTTTTTACGATATCGGTCTACTTCATATTTTGGGTAATACCACAAATGCTGTCACCGCGGCATGGAGGGAAATGTTAGACGCGGGAATGTATGCAAATTTCCCCGGCTTCCTTATGGCGGATACGGGGGCAAGGCAGAATACAAATATATTCCGTGTGCCGCCGGGCGGCGGTGCGCTTGTGAAGACAGGCGGCATGCCAATCAATCAAGCCATCATGCCATTGCCTTACAAAGAGCCGGGCATGGCGCTGATGAACCTTGTGACCAACATGGTCGAGACAGGGCAGCGTGTTGGAACAACGAGCGAGCTGCAAGTTGGCGAAGGCAGAGACAATGCGCCTGTCGGCACAACGCTCGCGTTGATTGATCAAGCAACAAAGATCTTGAATGCTGTGCATAAGCGCATGCACACTGCGCAGGCGCAAGAGTTCGAGCTGCTTGTGCGTTGCTTCCGCGAACATCCTGATAGTTTCTGGGGCAAGAACCGCAAGCCAAAGAAGCAATGGGACGAAGCAACATTCCTCGCTGCGCTTGATAATTGTGATCTTGTTCCGCAGGCAGATCCAAACACCGCAAGCCAGACGCAGCGCCTCATGAAGGTGATGGCGTTGAAACAATTGCAGGCTGCTAATCCTGCTGCGTTCAACAGCAAGACTATTGATCTTGTTTCGCTGAAAGCAATTGGCTGGAGCAATCCAGAGCAGTTCCTTGCGCCTCCAGAAGCACAGGCTCAGATCCCGCCGGAAGTTCAAAAGGCGATGGAGGAGCTCAAGATCCTCAAGCAGGAAGCAGACGCGAAGAGCATGGTTGCGCAAGCTTCTGTGCAAGAGGCGCAGGTCGATGGGCAGGCACGCCTGCTGGACGCGCAGACCAAGCATCTGCTTGCTCAAGCAAAGATGCTCGAGGCGCAGGCGAAAGCCGGCGGCGAAGACGGGCAGTTCCGCGACGTCGATGCAGACGCAAAGATGATGGACGCAGAGACGCGTCGTCAGGATTTGCATTTGCGCGCAGCAAAGCTTGGCGTTGATATGAACAAGATCGAGCGTGAGTCAGAACA